CATGAAACTAAAGATTGAAAATAAGGAAGTTGATGCATCTTCTCTTATAGCTATAGGTACTGAAGGCGAAAAAGCATTCTGTGTTGTGTCTCCAGAACTAACACTAGATCATGCATTTCAACTTTTACACACATTATCGTTACATCTTTTAAATGCTTATACTATATCTGCCAATGGTGGAATGCTACCACAGGAACCTACAGAGGAACAGTACAAGAAACTGATCGCAATTAAGTCTGAATTGTATGACATGTACAATGTTGCAGTTTCTTCAGTTCTTGAACAGTACGCCCCTGAGTTTGAACTTCGACCTGATGTGACTGCAGATGCTATCGCCAAAGCAGAAGAAGATATAGTTAAAAAGAAATACTCGCATTTATCTCCACAAGAGAAACAAAGAGCTCATCGGAACATTCAAAAGTTTAAGAAAGAGTTGTTAAAGGAATCTTTTAAAAAGAAACCACAATCTCAGTCTCAACAATCTCAATTAAATCCAGAGGCTCTACATGCCCAAGATCTATAAACATTGTCCGAGATGTCACTCGCTACTTCAACCAACGATATCTATTTCAGGTGCACCGTCTACCGATTGGCTTGAGTGTTCGAACCCTGTTTGTAACACGTATGTAGATACGTACACTCCTATGGAACACCAGACTGCGGTGCATAGAGATACTCACCGTATTATTGGAAACTTTGGTTCTTACGGAACAGGTAAGACAAAGACATCTGAAAAGGAGATTGAGAAACACATTCTCATTACACCGAATGCCAATATCTTAGTTGGAGCGAACGTTACATCTCAGTATGAGCAAACTATTTTACGTGACTTTGAGAAATCTTTTCCCTTAGCATTTCTAAAAGCTAGGAATGTTCAAAAGGCGTATTTAGATTTCATTAACGATGCACGTATTATGTTGCGTCCGTTTGACGATCCAGATAAACTACGTTCAAACAATTATTCCTTAGTTGTTATTTTGGAAGCATCCGAAGTGCAGGCTGAAGCGTTTCACCAGTTAAAAACTCGTTTACGTAACACTGCAGGACGTAGGGTCATTCCATCTATCTTTGCAGATCAACCACCTACAGTTCACGACTGGCGTAAGTTGATATGTGAATCGAACCCAGATTCGGGATGGATACGCACAGATATTTTATTAGTATCTGACAAAATAACGCAGCACGGTAGATTCTGTAACGAACACTACGACCAGCTGCTTGAAGAACTGGATCCTAATATTGCGTCTCATGTCGCTTCGACAGACGTTAATACTTTCTTACCCGATGACTATATTGCGGTCAACACTAAGAATAAACCTGAGTGGTGGGTAAGAAGATACATTTATGGTTCGTTCCTTTTTGCCGAAGGTCTTGTTTATCCGAACTTTGCGAAGTGCATTGTTCCCACACCTTCGAAGATTGTCATTCCACCGAAGTACAAAGTTATTGCAGCGCATGACTACGGACTTCAAGATCCATCTGTGTTCCTGTTTGGATTCATAGATACCGATCGAGGAAAGCTGGTAATCTATAAAGACATTAGAACGAACAACACATCTGTTAAGGAACTTGCTGATTTATTTAAAGAAGCAGCAAAAGATGTACAGATAGGACAATGGTATACTACACCTATTATTGATCCGAAGAATAATAAAAGAGACTACGATAAAAAAGATCTTATTACTCACTACCAAGAGTACGGGGTATCTTTTAAACCAGGATTCATTAATAGAGAAGCAAGAATTTATAGACTGAACGATTACATTGAGCAAGGACGTTTAGAAGTTTACGATTGTTGCCAGTATTTAATTAAAGAAATGCGAGAGTGTAAGTTCAAACCTAGGTCTCTTAATGACACTACGTCTGCCAAAGATGAACCTATTGATAAGAACGATCACAGTATTACACCACTTGAGTGGATTTGTATGGAGCTTCCAGCTGATCCACGTAAGCTGTATTTAGATATGTTCGACCAGTACGGTCGTTCATTAGAAGAAGAAACCGAGAAAAGAAATCGAGGTGGATGGCAGTTATCTAGCAACGAGCCAGAGACTCGAACATTCGATGACCAAGGAACAGCATTTGGTATAGAGAAAGGAGATTATTATGATTGATGTTTTGTTTTTTATTCTTGGAATTTTGATTGCATTGGTCTTTACAAAGAAGCCAATCCAGATACAGATCCATCATAAAAACGAAGACATAGTACAACCAATACCTGAATCTTTAATGCCAAAGATGTCTGAAGTTATGCATAACAAAGATGCAGAGGAAGACAAGGCCTATGAAGATATGAGAAGTATTGTTGATGAAGTCAATGAAATCTTCGGAGGGAGTGATAATGAATGAGTAAGAAATCAGAGAAAGATATTTACGGTTCATACTTACTACCTGAAGGTTTATGTTTGAATGATTTAAAAGAAAAGATTCGAGACACAAACGCACACTACACTAAAGCGATGCAGCGTATGCGTATTTTGGATGGTGCTGATCGTGGTAAAGTATGGAAAGTTGTTAAAGCAAAGTTTCCGTCTTATCAATTAACACCAGATACCAACTGGGTAAACTACGTTAAGGAAAATATCTTAGCTTCAATTTATACAGTTGGACGTTATGGGGAACTAATGCCTAGATCTAAAGATGATATTCAGTTATGTAATGAGTTTAACTCAGCTATGGATACAATCTGGGCAAATATTAAAGCGGATCACTTTCAAATGTTAGCTGGTGAGCGTGCTGCTTTGTTAAATTTAGGTGTAACAATGGTAGGATGGAGCAAAGAAATCATTGGTGGAACTAAAAATTTCTGGTATAAAGGCGATATTATTCTAAAAAATATTGACCCAATGAAGTTCAGAAGGGATCCATATGCCGATGAATTCGATAATGCAGACTATTGTTACTACTTTGATGACTATTCATTGACACTTATCAACACGAAAAAGATTTATAAGGAAAGACTTGAGGAATTAACTAAGACTTTAGGTAAAGAATTGGGTGGTTATGAGGCAGAACCTCACGTTTTACAGCCTGTTGACCGTAAATTAGCAGACGGTTCTTCTAAAAATTACCACAGAATTACCTATTTGTATGTAAAATATAATGCAGATAACAACGATGGC